ACACTGTGTTGGCGTCCGCCGCATGGAGGAGGTAGGTTTCGATGGCCCCGCCGTCGAGGGCCAGCGGATCTTCGACGAGGATGTTGGCGTCCTGCTGCGTCACTGTTTGCGCCGCGGCGCGGTGGTACTGCACCCGCACCCGCCAGTAGCGGTCTAACCGCTTGATCCGCACGGCGTCGGTTTGGCCCACGCCGTGGAGCGCCGTATCGATGGGAAGGTCTGACATCACGGCCGGGTCCGGAGGCTTGAATGTGCCGAGGGTGAATTTGCCATCCCGTGTAAAGCGCCAGAAGCAGGCGATGCGTCCCAGTATCTCGTCTAACAGCGTCCCCACCGACATGGCGGTATCGAGAGAGTAACTGATTGTAAAATTGTTCTCCGCGGCCCAGGCGTCCCAGGCGGCCGGGTCGATGTCGGTGATGTTGGCCAGGGTCAGCAGGGACGCGACGATGTTGGGCGCCGTGTCCGAGTAGTTGCCCTGGCCCTGCATGCGTCGCACCAGGGAGAGCTTGGGGGAGATGATCGGTATGCGCAGGGTGCGGTCGTCATATTCGATACGCTGCTGGCGTCCGGAAAAGAGCAGCCGGTAGTCGTTGACGTGGAGCCCGGCAAAGCCCATGTACACGGCCACCCGCCGCCCGGACCACTTGTGGGTCGCAATGCGCGCGTCCAAGCGGCCGTCGAGGATGTTGACGGCCAGCTCACCGAAACCGTCCTGGGAGCGGCCTTGCAGCACCTCTTGAATACTCGTGGAGTAGGCGGGCATTGATTGGCTGGTCAGGATCGGCCAGTAGGCGACAGGGGTCAGGCTCGGCCGGATCGGCGCCGTGGAGACCCGCAGGACGCTGATGGACCCGTTCGGGGCCAGGGTGTCGATGTGGGCGAGGTAAATCTTGCGGCTATCCTGTCGCCGGGCGTATTGTTCCCAGTCAGTCAATGGGTTTTCCTCCGTTCATTGTTGATCGTAGGGACGGTTCGCGAACCGCACTTTAGCGCCGCACTTGTGGCATTTTTTAACGAATGCAGAATAGAACGGGCTTTTACATCTCCAGCAAAATTCCCAATGATCCTCGGTCGGCTTCTTCACCTCGCCCGCCTCTGCTCGGCGGCAAAGGGTTGCCGCCCTACAACAACGCCGTAGGTCGGCATTGAAAACTCTCCTCCTTTTCAAGGAGGAGTCCCCGCCGCAGGCGGGGGAGGTGGTTGTACATGTGCTCATATCGTCTCCCCCACGCCCCGGGCGTCGATGATGATGTCACCGGCGCCGCTGCGACGCTTGAGTTCCGCCAGGGTGATGGTGACGCTTTTCTCCACGATCTTTTTGCCGTCCTCGGTCACCACGGTGATGGGGATGGTCACCGGCTGCTCGTGGTGGTGTACCTCGCGCACACCCCCGCCAATGGTCACCGGCGCGGGCGGTCGCGGCATCTCGTAGGTCGGCATTCCCATGCCGACAACGGGCAGGTAGCCGCCGCCTGCAACGCCCTGTACGGATCGGATCAGGTCGTCAATGCGACCGCCCTTGAAATTGATCCAGTCCAACCACCGCCGGTTGGCTCTCGTGGCCGCCTGGTTGACGACGTATTCCCTCGCCATTCCCCAGTAGGAGTGACCCAAAAAAACATCGTCCCGGATGCCGCTGCCGCCGGCGATCACGCCGCCGGCCGGATGTTGCGACAGCCAGCCGCCCGCCGCGTAAAAGAGGGGGCCGCCCAGCGCCCGGCCCACCTCCATCTGAAAATTGTTGAAATCCCGTGGGTCCGCACTCATCTTGAATTTATTGAACGAATTGACATCCGCCTTTACCGGCGGCACATCCACTTTACCGACCACCCGCCGGGACACGGAAGAGGGGACCCCCTTGCCGGTGAGCATCCCTGAAAACTCCCGGTAATTGCCCTCGCCGGAATATTGCCCCTGGATCCGCTTGATGGTGACGACGTCGATACCGGTCTTGACCATCGCATCTTCTAATGCCGGCCAGTCCCGCAGTCCGGGCTGTCCTGCGACCTGGGCCTGTAGCGTCTTGACCGCCGTGTCATCGACTCCTTCGGCGGTCAGCGCCTTGGCGAGGGAGCCGACATCGGTAATGCCGGCGGAACCGGAAAATTTTGCCACAACGGACTTGATGGCCGACGCATCGATCCCCCGGGCCTTTAACGCGCTGTAGAGATCATCCATCGACCCCACGCCGCCGGCGTCTTTAAACTGGGCAACGATACTCTTGGTCGCTCTATCGTCTATCCCTTCCGCTTTAAGCGCTTCGTGGAGCTCATCCACCGAGCGCATTCCGGCCGCGCCGGAAAATCGGGATACAATGCTCTTGATCGCCGTCTCATCGAGACCCTGGGCTTCCAACGCCTCATGAAGCTGATCCATGTCATCAATCCGGCCATCGGCCTTGTAGTCGGCCACAATGGATTTGATCACCTTCTCGTCCACCCCTTCTGCTTCTAATGCCTCGTAGAGATCATCCACCGCTTTCAGGCCGCTTTTGCCCTTGTCGTAGGCGGCCTTGATCGTCTTGATGACCTCGGCGTCGGCCACCCCCGCGTCGGCGAGGTATTTTTGGATCTTCTCCCAGGGCACGTCGCCCCTGCCCAGGGCAGTGGCCATCTCCAAGGTTGCTTCGCCGGTCCAGCCGAGGGCGGACCCGGTGAGGCCGAGAGCGTCCATCTTCTGTTCAAACGTCGTGCTGTCCAAGCTGGCGATGGCGGCGTTGAACTCGATGAGCGACTCGCCCGAAGCGCCCTCCAAAATCTTTTTGATTTCGTTGCGCATATTAACGGCCATGCGGGACCATTCGATGTTGTCAATCTCCGTCCCATATTTTTTTGTAATTCGTTCGGCCACCGGATCTTTTTCCCATCGATAGAGCTGCCCTCCCTCCTCGTCATATTCCCCCTCAATTTTTTTGCGGTACTCCCCGGCAAGACTTTCATAACCCGACAAACCCCTCCCACCGACAAACCGTTCCGCGTAGGCGTCCAAACGGGCCTGGTACTCCTCGGCCAGGGCCTTGTCCCCGGCGGCCAGGGCCTCTTCCCGGAGCTTGTCCATCTCGCCCATGTCGCGCCTCATTTGCCGCCGGGCGGATTTCTTTCCGATGGCCTTGACAAACCCCGTAGCAACAGCAGCAAACCCTGCTACGATGGCCGCCGGGCCAAGCGCTGCACCCATACCGGCCAGACTCATGCCACCGGCTGCGCCTGCTCCTGCCGCGCCTGCTCCCGCCCCCGCACCTGCTCCCGCTGCGCCCGCACCAGCGGCGCCTGCTCCGGCGCCCGAGGCCCCGGCGCCGCCGAACAGACCGGCCACCTTAGCGCCGAGCATTTTCGCGCCGCCCCACAAGGCTTTTCCGGCGGTCAGCAGGCTTTTGCCGGCGCCCATCAGGCTCTTGCCGGTCCCGCCGGCGCCCTCCTTGTCGCCGCCGGTGAACCACTTGCCGATGCTGCCCAGAATGTCGCCGATGCCGCCGCCTTCCTTTCCGCCTGTCAGGGCGTTCATCAGGCTCTTGGCGATCCCCTTGGCGACCAGGTTCTTAAAAGAGCCGAGGACATCTTTCCACAAATCCTCGAACCCGCCGCCGATGTGCTCCCAGAGCCCATCGTAGGCTTCTTCCGCCCCGTCCAAGGCATCCTTGTGGGCATCTTCCTGCTTTTTGATTTCATCGTTGATCTTTTCCACCGACGCTTTTTGATCATCCATTTGCCGGATCAGGTCATCCACCGGTTTGCCCTGGGCCTTGTACGCCCGGATCTGCGCCTCGGTGGTTTCAACCCCCGCCTCGTGGGCCTTTTTTTGCTGCTTCAGTTGATCGATGACGCCCTCGATCTCCCGGGCCTGATCCTTATAAAACTTCTTGTATTTTACATCTCCGAGCAGGGCGTCGAACGTGTTGCTGATGCTTCCGGCGAGGTTGTCCTCAAATTGCGATTTGGTGTTTTTGACAAAATCCTTCCAGGGGCGCTCGGCCTCCTCGGAGGCCCTGCGGTTTTCGTCGATGAACTCATCCAGTTCGTCTTCAACCTCCCGCGAGATCTCATCGTACGCCTTCTTCTGCTCCTCAACAAACCAGTCCAGTTCGTCGAGTATTTCCGCGTCGCGATCCATCACGGCGCGGATTCGCTCCTTGTCTAACTTCTCCAACTCCTTGTTGAGCCATTGTTGAACCGCCTTTTTATCTTTTGTGGCTTCCTCGAAGGCTTTCGCCTCATCCTTGATGTTGCGCACCCGCAGCTCATAGGCCCGGTCGTCGGCCAGGCCGAAGTCGCGGTACATGGACTCGTAGGCGCGACGCTCTTTTTCGGTGGCCCGGTTGACGGCCCGCTCACGATCCTTGTCCAACTTTTCTAATTGCCCCTGTTTCCACTCGGCCGCGGTTACCTGGTCGCCGGTGGCCTTTGCAAACTTTTTGGCCTCGTCCTCGATGTTGCGCACCCGCAGCCGATAGGCCCGGTCGTCGGCCAGGCCGAAGTCGCGGTACATGGACTCGTACGCCCGGCGCGCCTCCTCGGTGGCCATGCGCACGTCGGAAAAGTCAGCGGTCATGGTGACCGGTTCGGCCGCGTCGTCCTTGAAGTCGCCGATGAGGTCGCCCATCTCGAAAATTTTATCGGAGAGGTGCTTTTTGGACGAGCCATCGCCCGTAAACTTGGCCTCCACCAGCACCGGATTCTCCCGGGCCAGCCTCTCCTCGGCGTCAATCAAACCCCTTACGGCAGATGTCCCCGTATCAACGTCGGAGGCCAGTACACGCATGTTGCCGCTGAATTGACTCAACAACGGCTGCGAATTGTTGATCTCCCTGTTCGCCAGCCGCATCTGCGACTCGAGTTTGGCCAGGTCTTCCTTGGCCTTCTCTGCGTTGCCGCCCGAAACCATTTTGGAAAACCAGTTGGCGTTGTCGTAGTACTCAATATATTCCGTCAACTGCCCGTGCTGACGCTCCATGGATTCGCCCAGCGACTCCTGCTCACCCTTAAACAGATTGACCACCTTGACAACACTGTCCACCATCGTAACGGTCGCATCCATTATCGTTTCAACCGCGGTAACGATGTCGCCCTTGTTCTCCTGAAACCAGTCGGCAAACTCGTCCAGTTTTTTGGTCACCACTGGCAACAATTCCTCGCCCAGCTCGATAAACATGTTATGCAGGGTGTTATCAAATTTATCCTTGACCGCCTGGTACGTCCCTGTATAGTTCTGGAACGCCTTATCAAGCTTTCCGGCGCGATCCTTTACTATCCCCAGCGATTCTGCGTAAGCGTCGAACTCGTTCACGCCGATGGAGAGGCCGCTGGACAGCGCTTCGGCGGAACCCAGCAACTCCGATAGCCGTGAGGCGTTGCCGTCGGCTTCCTCTGAGATCAGCCGCATAACCCCTTCAAATCCGATCTTCTTGATCGCCTCCTGGGCCGAGCCATAATCGACCAGCAACTTTGTCAGCTCTTCCGACGGTTTCAGCAGGCTGGTCACGAGCGCCTTGTACTGCGTCGTCGCCTCGCTGGTGTTCCCCGCCAGCTTGGTCACCGCTCCGAAAGCGGCGCCCAACTCTGACTGCGAAATACCCAGGGCTGCTGACTTGGCCGACAGTTCGCCAATGTAAGGGATCAGTTCGGCCACCGAGGTCTGCCCGGCCTTCTCCATCGCCAGAAGCTGCTCCGCCGCCTGGGTCGCCGTGACATTTTCTTTTGCGTAGGCGGCCATGACCTTTGTGATCCCCTTGACGACATCCGCCTGCTCCACATGGGCCACCTTGGCCGTCATGGCCGCGACTTTGAGCACGTTCAGAGATTCCACCGGATCGGAAACGCCCGCTGAAATCACCTGGTAATAGCCCTGCACCAGCTCAGTGGAGTTGCCCAATACGGGGTCAATCGCCTGGATTTTTTGCCGGATAGCGTCTAACGGCTCATCGGTCACCTTGGCCATGTCAACCAAGGCGGATTCAAATTCGCCGGCGGCGTTGATGCTGTTGCGCATGAGGCGTATACCGGCCTCCAGGGCCTTGTACGCCCCGAAGGCAACGGCCAGTTGCTTCATCATCGAGATGGTGCTTTTCGACGCGCGGTTCATACCGGCCAGCTTTTTGTCGGCGGCAGAGACGGACTTGCCCAGCTTGCCGACGCCCTGCTTGACCTTCTGCAGCACCCGCACCGACCCCTTGGGGTCAACGTCGAGGGTTATGCGTACAACGTTTTCAGCCATTTTGTTTTTTATCCCGACGCTTTTTCATAAACCGTCCCCCGCCTAAGGCGGGGACTGTTATCATTTTCCCGACATCAAGAAAATGATCAACCACCTCCCCCGCCCAAGGCGGGGACTCCTCCTTGAAAAGGAGGAGAGTTTTTTGGCTCAGCGCCGCCCTTTTCGGCGGCAAAGGATTGCCGCCCTACAAATCGTTTTTTCATCCCGGCACCATGCGCGGCGTTTCCTTCATGATCCGGTGGTAGTGGGTGTAGATTCCGAGATCTTCCCAGAACCACAGCGGCAGCGTATCCGGATCGAACCGCATCCCGGCCCGGCGGAGATTGTGGATGTAGGCCAGTTGCGGGAGGTACGGCCCGCCGGTAAAGTTCTTTTTCTCGCAGGAGCGGCAGAGGGCTTCCCAGTGGGGCCCGCCGTTGGCCTGGCACTCCTTTTTCGCCTGATCGGTGCATCCTCCCTCCAGGAACGTTTCGATGTCGCCGGGCCAGTGGATTTCTCCGGTCAGGAGACCGGCGCCAAAGGGACCCGGGGCGGCTCCGGCTCTTTGGGCGGTTCCGGCGTTTCCGGCGCGGCGGCCGGCGCCGGCATCTCCGGCGCGTCGGGCGTTGCCAGGCCCTTGTCCATCCCGTCCTCGTCGAATCCGGCGGTGACAAACTCCATATCGTCGTCGTCATCTAAGCCGGCCTCGAACGCGGCCCGGCCCACCCCCTCCACCACCACGGGCAGGTGCTTGACCAACAGCGCCTTCCAGTCCTGGCGAAAATCGGGGCTGTGGGGATCCGACGAGATCAGCCCGCCCTCAAACTCAAAATCGCCGTCGCGGATGCCGGTCATCACCTTGCGGCCGCCCTCCATGCGGGCGGCAAAGATGTTGTTGATCAGCTTGTTTTTCTTGCGGCGCACCTGGGTGGCCCGGAACGCGGCCAGCTCGGCGCTGGTGGGGTTGCGGTAGTAGATCTCCACATCCTCCCCGCCGTAGGAAATTTTCGCGACATTGCGCTCGTCCATTGAAATCGGCATCGTGTCCTCCGTTCATCGGCGCCCTGCAGGGCGCGGTATTTTGTAGGTCGGCATTCCCATGCCGACATGTACCGTTATCCGATCTGCAAAATGATCTCGTTGTCGTCGCCCGTGGGGGTCAGCGGCAGCGTGTAGACCCGTTTGCCACTGCGATCCTGGTAGCCCAACTGCCCGATCTGCGCTTCGGGGATGATCACGCCGACGCGGTTGCCCGCATCGTCGCCGATGCGGTAGGCCACGGACAGCCCCTGGGAGTTCTCCCACTTGGTAAACGGGTTGAACGCGGACAGGGCCTCCACTTCCGGGTCGATGTTGGCCGACGGCTGCCGGCCGGTGATGTAAATCTCCTTGATCCCCTGGGGCGCATTGACGCAGCGGCTGTGCTCGATCTGCTGACCGAAATCGAAATCCACCTTGTTGACGCACTCGGGGGCCACGCCGTCGATGGTGAGACCGGCGGCCAGCACCCGGGGCGGCGGATGCTCCTCGAACGTCACGTTGGTCGGCGCGCCCGGCTCGGTGGGGGACTCGTAGAGGCCGGTCAGGGCAAAATTGAGTTTCGGGTATTGTCCCGCCTCGAACTCGGCGGTGACGTTGCCGCGCACGCCCACGAGCTGGTGCAAAATTGAGTCGGCGTAAAAATGCACCCCGGCGCTGGCCATGTCCGCATGGTCCGAGCTGGGGCGATACTCACGGGTAAGGTCAACCATCGGGTCGGCCCCGGCCACGGCCGTTGCGCCGCTGGCCGCGCCGGTAACCAACTCCCCCGCATCGAAGGCGCCGGTCACGCCGGAGAGGTGCATCACGCCGCTGATCAGGCGTAAAAAGGTTCCCGCGGCGCCGGAGGTGTCTCCGGCGACCGTTTCGCCGGCGGTAAAATCGCCGGAGGGCGATCCCGCGGGCATGCGCAGCACCACCGCGTCCGTCAGCCAGCAGGCGAGGAGCAGCGGGTGAAAATGGGTCGTCTTGGCCGGATCGGCGGGATCATTGGCGCCCTTGGCCTCGGTGTCAAAACTCAGGGTCTGGCGCTTGTTGGTCACCGTCCCGCCGATGGGCGAGAGGGTGGTGCGCGTGAAATCGCGCTGCAGGTCGTCCCCTTCGGGGCTGTACTCGGGGACTGTCGTCAGGAGACCCTGGTATTCCGGCGGCACGCCGCCGTAGGCGGGCTCCAGCCCGACGAGAACCGTTGCTTTGCGTGTCAGGTTCGGCATTTTATGTTCCTCCTTTTTGTCGCATGTTGTGAAAACTCTCCTCCTTCTCAAGGAGGAGTCCCCGCCTTAGGCGGGGGACGGTTTTACGTCTGGTGTCTCCAGGTCACCTCCACGGCCAGCGACACCCCGCAGGCGGTGCGGCTGGCAAAGAGCAGCGAGCGCGACGTGACCACAATATCGTGAATATCTAAGCCGAGCCGCTCCGGGTGGTGATGAAGCACCTCTGCCGCGCGGTGCAGCAGCGCCCACACCCCTACTTCGCCCACGGCGCCGCCCTTGCCCGCCGCGCCGGAGCGGAGATTGTGATCTAAGGCCACCACTGCGAACTCGCCGGTCTCGTCGGCCACGCCGGTGAGATCGCCGTCGTATTTCCCCCGCAGGGCGATGACGCCGATCATCGGGCCGAGGCTGCACAGCGTCCGCAGCTCGTCTTGATCCAGGGTGCTCAACAGGTCAAAGTTGCGCACCTTTTCCGCGAGATCGGTGTCCGCTTCCAGGGCGGACAACATCGCCTGCTCAATCTGCGTGACGGTCTCGTTCATGGCATTTTGTCCAATTCGTCCTCGCCGAAAATCTTCTTCCGGGCGTTCACCAGCGCCGCGTCGGCCCCGGGTTCGCCGGGCGCTTCCGGCGCCGGCTGCAGCCCCAGGGTGATCTGTCCTTTCGAGTAGAGCACGAGCATTTTGTGGCCCTGCTCGCATCGCTCTTTCTGCGCTTCCGGGATCTCGTCCATCCGCCGGGCGTGGAGATTGCAGATGGCAAAATCCACGCAGATCTTGCGGATGATCGCCGGCGCCGGGTTCAACGGCACCAGCGCCTTTTTGGCGACGTAGCCGTCGATCACCGCCACGGCGTCCTCGATGGCGCGGTTCGCCACCGACGGGTCCACCTCGCCGGTGCGGGCGTCATCGGTGAGCTGGATCAGCTCCCGCTCAGGGAGCTGCTCCTTGATGTCGTCGATGGTGCAGTACATCTACACCGCCACGCAGTCGCAGATCCCGCGCATGTTGGGGATCGGGAACGGCTTGGACTCGGCGATCAGCTCGATGGTCGAGGGATCATCCTTCTTCACCGGCTTGACGAAAAAGGGCGTCGCCCGGAGCTGTCCGTCGAGATCGTCGATGGCGCAGTAGGGCATCTTGTGCCCGGCCGTGGTGGAGACCATCATCAGGTGCGTCGGCGCGACCACCTGGACCTCGGACTGATCCTGGGGGTTGATGAGCACCTCGGAACGATCTATGATGAGATACCCGCCCACGTTGACGCCGGCCTCGGAGAGTTCCACGCGGAACTTGCCGGTGCCCTTGTGATCTAAGGCCATCTGGGCCAGCTTGTCGTAGACCTGCGAGCCGGCCCAGATCTGCAGGCCGCCGCCGAGACCGTTCTTGATCAGCTTCTTCTTCATGCCGCGCAGGATCGTCAGCGCCGTGACGAGGTCGGCGTCGGCGGCCGAGAGTTTCTTGGTCGCCGTGTAGGTGGCCATGCCGGGCCAGTCCACCTCGTAGGTGTCCCAGCCCCCGCCCTCGATTTTCAGGGGCCAGGCCACAGCGCCGCTGATCGCTTGGGTCGCCAGGGCCTCGGCGGTCATGCGGACGGTGTTGCGCAGAAAATCGGTTTTCTCCCGGGCCCAGGAATTCCGGTCGGCGCTGCCCATCACCTTGAGGTTGTTGAGCTCAATGGCCGAGATAATCGCCTTGATGCGGATGGGGAACGGCTCGTACCAGGCCAGGCTGCGGCTGTCGCCGCCCACCGCAACGGCCGGGGATCCCCGCCGCACCACCGGCGCAGCCCGGACCACCGAATGGATCATGTCGCTGCCCACGATGGGCAGGGCGTGGTTGGGGCGCGACTTGAACAGCGTGTCCATGACGATGGTTTTCAGCGGCTCCATCGTTTTCAGCCGGGCGATAATCGCCTGGGGGGTGAATAAGCTCTTTATGATGTTAAACATTTTTTATCCTCCTTTTCGTAACCACCTCCCCCGCCTAAGGCGGGGACTCCTCCTTGAAAAGGAGGAGAGTTTTTGTCTGGTTCCTGTAGGTCGGTGTTCCCATGCCGACAAGCGGAATGCGGTTATTCGGGATAAATCCCGATGTCCTCCAGCGCCGCCAGCCAGGCGAGGTCGGCGGCCATAAAGCCGCCCGCGCCGTCGGTGGTTTTCAGGTTCTGCTCCACCACCGAGCCGTGGGGCACATAGTTGCCCGATGTCTGGGTGGTCGTGTCCAGGGTCTCGATCAGCACGCCCACCGCGTCACCGGCGGCCGCCGCGGGAATGATCTTTCCGGCGCCGTCCCTGCCGATGATGCACCCGGCGGGGAGTTCGCCCTGGTCTTCCAGGACCGTCCCGCGGCGCACCACGGGCGGATGCTGACCGCCGAGGATCGAGTTGCCCGTTTCCATTGTCATTTCGCCTATCTTCGCCTTGCTCATGATATCCTCCGTTTTTTACTACCCGCGCTCGCGGGCCGGTTAATGCGCATTTATTGTTGGTTCAGGTCAGAGGCCTGAACCAACGGCTTAAAGCATCCCGTAGGATGGCAATCTTTTGCCGCCGAACGAAAGCCCGATTACACCTTGTCGCTCAGGCTCGCGTCCCACCCGGCGTCGCCGGCGTCACCCGTACCGCCCGCCCGCTCCTTGGCAGCGAACTCGGTAAACAGGTGACTTTTGGGGATCTGCTCGCAGAAATGCTTGAACCACGCCGCGGGATCGGTCTCCTTTTTTTCGCCGGCGTCGCCGAACGAAAAGCGGATCGGCGCCTTGGCGCCGGCGTCCACCAGCGCCTCGCAAAATTCGGCCATCCCGGCCGTCATGACCGGGGGCAGCTTGCCGTCGTCGATCAACTGTTTGACCCATCCGCCGATCTCCTTTTTTTGCGCCTCGGCCCTGGCCGTGGCTTCCTTGGCGGCAAACTCGGCCTCGGCCTTTTTGGCCGCCTTTTCCGCAGCCTCTTTTTTGGCCGCCTCGATGTCGGCCGCAGAGAACTGCTCGCCGTTCACCGGGGGTGTCTCCGGAGCGGTGGCATCTTTCTGGGGCACCACTTTCAGCCCCAGCCCTTTCAGAAAATCCCTAATCTGTCCTAAGTCCATTTGCTTGCCTCCTTGTTCATTTGTTGTTTCGTTGTCGCCCTGTCCGGCGGCAAAGGATTGCCGCCCTACAGGGCACTGTTTCGCAGGTCGGCAATCCATTGCCGACGGATCCGGCATGTAAAATTCGAGAGCGCCTTCGGGCCGAGTGAACTCCAGCCCCCGCAGCCCCTTGACCGCCGGATGGTAGCCGTACAAAAAGCCGACATGATCCAGCGATCCGTCGGCTGCGATCCCGATGGAGCGCCCCGTAAAAAAGCCCTTTTTCTGCAAACCGGCCAGCTCCGGCGCAACCCCGCCCGCCTTTGCCAGCAGCGTTGTCATGCCGTTTCTGATTTCCGTTTTCAGCTTTTCCACCACTCCCAGGGCCGGCGCCTCGATCTCCGGGTGATCGATTACCAGCTTGGGTTTGCCCGGACGAAACTGGCGCAGAACGCTCTTGATCAGCGTGTCACCGTCGTGCGTGAGGCCGCGTGAATCGGTCTGTTTGCCGCCCC